TTTGCATGGGACGCTTGGTCTGTATGGCATGTTCACACCTCCCATGTAAGGGTGCGGCGAAAGGATTAAACTCCGCACCCGCACCAAAAGAATGGCAAAGAAAAAGGCCCCGTGGGATAACCACAAGACCTATCTACAATTCTTTGCAGTATAATAATATCACACCCGATTTGCCCTTGTCACTGAGGATTTCTGAACAAGTGTAATTTCGAGTTTTGCTTAGGCAATAGCAATACGGCAATAGCAAAATCTATTTTATTAACGCGCATATTTTCTGGACTGTAATATTATTTTTAAATTCATCATATGGCGTAATATCCTGAATTCTAGTCCTATGTGCACCAAATGCAAGTGTGAGTCTATTGGCATTTTTATAGCTAATGTTCAACGCATCCGCCACTTCTGATATCCACATACCACGCTTCGCATAACCTAACTCTAAAAATTTATATAATGTTTCAACTGTCATTTTAATCCTCCTTCTTACGTCTGCTTGTTATTTTTTCGATATGCTGTTCTTCGCCAGAACAAACATATAACATAAAATCAGTGATATCCTCAGATGACCACGATAGTTTTTGAAGCCCTTCAATCAAATTAACAATGACCTGTGTGGGAATTTCCTCGTTAGCATCTTCTTCATTTTCAACTGATGGTTCCTGGACTGATTCCGCTGTCATTTTGAATAATTGTTTTCCCGCCAAGCGCTCTCCCAGGCAAGTTTCCTCCACAAGATATGAGCTCAATAATTTCAATGCACGAGTTGGCATTGGTAATTCTGCTTCACTCTCCAGTGTTAAATTCAAAGTTGTCTCGTCCTCTGAAAATGAATGCTTAGAGATCTTTTTAGGATTCTTTGCAATTAAAGAACGTGAATTATAATTTTCTACCCCTTTTTCTATCGCATCTTTTGCATCTGCATCAAATTTCGCTGTTGTACTAACAAACTGCGCACTAATTGTGTATTCGTTCATAATATCTACCTTCTTTCTCCGGAAGTCCTCCGGTAAACTTCTTGTATTATAATATCAGGTAGGCTTCCGGAAGTCAACTGGTAGATTAAAATATTTTTCTCATGTTATACTCGGCTTAGTAGCATTGGTAGCCAGAAGGGAGGCGCCAATAAATGAAAGACATCTTAAGGTGTACGAGGCATCCGGGAATAAGCGTAATGTTCCACGCATCAATCTCCAGGGTGACTGGTTATCTGCTCTTGGTTACAAAATCGGTGACCATGTCAAAGTATCTTTTTCCGAAAACCGGATCATTATCGAACCAGAAATAATTGATCCATCACCTAGCCAAATATCCGGCTAATTACTCACTATTTTTACATAACGAAATAAAAAGGAATTTTACTAGGCTACTTTTTGCTACAATTTTTTTGAAAGGAAATTTTACATGTTTTATACAAAAGAACGAAATTTACTATCTGACGGTTATTTCACTATCCTTCGAGAAATTGATAATTGCATCATTGTGCGCTCAAAGAACACAGGCCACTGTTGGTTACTTCAAAAAATGCCTGCAGAAGTGATAGGCTGGGCCAGAATTAAGATTGGTCATAAGCATACAATAAAAACAGCTCATTTCCACGACCATGCCAAAGCACGAAATGTAGAATGCGCTATAAAAATGATTAAGGACCATGACGATTATGTCCTCCATCCTGAAAAATATAAAACCGGCACTTTCAACTAAGTAAAAATGCTTCTGTCTGCGATGCTCTGATCTGGTAGCTACGAACCAGGCACTCAATCGCTCTCTTACGACACTTTCTGATTCCCCAGCTATTTGTATAAAAACAGCTCTCTGCTTCTTCCCATGTCATGCCATCAAGAAAGATCGCCTGACTCATTTCAAGTATGTCCTCCGGTAAATGATTTACACTATCTTCGAAAAATGAGATTTCTTCTTCCAGGGCTTCTTTTCGTTTTATCATTGGCATTATCAGTTCCTCGTTAATGCGGTCCAGCTTACGCTGATAAGATATCGCAATCTTTGCTGTCTTATCTGATAAATCACTACTTTGTACTCGTTCCCCATCTGGATGAGAGAAGGCCATCGTTGTGATGAGCTCATCTGCTGAAATAAATTCACAGCTTTTGATTTGCTTATCGAGACGCTCCACTTCTCTCACCATTTGAGGATATTCTTTTATGATTTTTTCAACATATCCTTTCATTGCTGCTCCTTCCTACGAGATAAGTCTTGCTTTCACCGCTTTAAGAAGTGCCTCCTGGGTAACATCCTTATTTTCCAGTGCTTTCAAAACATCCTCATCAATTGTTCCTTTGGTGACTACATGCTGAATGGTTACTGTATTTTTCTGGCCCTGTCTCCAGAGTCTTGCATTACATTGCTGGTAAAGTTCCAGACTCCAGGTAAGGCCAAACCAAATGAGATGGCAGCCGCCTTCCTGAAGATTAAGTCCATGACCGGCGCTTGCTGGATGAATCAGCGCCACCGGAATCTCACCCTTATTCCATTTGGTGATGTCTTCAGATTTATCAATCGGAACTGCTGCAAAGCGCTCCATCAATCTTTCCCTGTCGTGCTTAAACCAATATGCAATCATGACTGGATTTCCATTGGCAGCTTCGATTAAGTCCTCGATGGCATCTAATTTCCTATCATGGATTTTTCTGACTTTCCCGTTCTCATCGTAAACTGCTCCGTTTGCCATCTGATGGAGCTTATTGCTAAGTCCGACTGCTGACTGCGCATCAATATCTCCACCTTCCATCGGCAGGATCAAATCTGCTTTCAGACTATCGTACATCGCACGCTCTTTTTCATTCATGGTAACTTCCACATTGGACATGATAAGTTCTGGCATATTTAAATGGTCTGTCGCATGCATACTCACACAAATATCAGAAATCTTTTTATAGATCGCATCCTCCGCACCCTCTCTCGGTTTGTAGGAAAATATCACATCACGATTTCTTTTATCCGGCATAAAGTATCGCTCCCTGTATCCACCAATAAATCTTCCAAGTCTCTCACCCATATCAAGTAAATTGATCTGTGCCCAAAGGTCAATCAGCCCATTTGGTGTAGGTGTGCCGGTCAGTCCAATTACACGTTTTACCTGGGGACGAACCTTCCTCAGCGATTTGAACCTTTTACTTTGGTGGCTCTTAAAGGAACTCAGCTCATCAATGCAGATGCAATCGAAATGAAATAATTTATTATCCACCAGCCAGGAAACATTCTCTCGGTTGATGATATAAATAAATGCTGGCTTCGACAATGCTTCGCGTCTTTCCTTTTCAGAACCGACCACCACAGAATAGGTCAAGCCCTTTAAGTGATCCCACTTTTCAATTTCCTTTGGCCAGGTATCTCTGGCAACCCTTAATGGTGCTATCACCAAAATTCTGCTCACCTCAAAATAATCAAGAACCAGTTCCCACAGCGCTGTCAGGCTTATCACACTTTTTCCAAGTCCCATTGAAAGTAATAATCCGCAGGCTGGATGTGCGATAATAAACTCAGCAGCGTAGGTCTGGTAATCATGCGGCTTGTATTGCATCAAGCATCACCTCAACTTTCTCTTTGCTATCCAGGCAGAATACTAAAAATCCTAATCTCTCCAATTGACTTTTTCTCTTTTCCTGGAGCAGACGCATCTTTTTCCCTGGTGACTTCAACTCAATAAAACCTATCTTTCCATCCGGAAGAAGCACCAATCTATCTGGAACACCTGAAAGGCCCGGACTCACAAACTTCAGAGCCACACCATTCCTTTTCTTTGCAGCCTTTACAAGAGCTGCCTCTACTTCTTTTTCTCTCATAAAACCTCCATTGCTTACTTGCTATTGCTTTACCCCTAAAAACTTTCTATCCCCTTATACGTGTTATATACACGTTCTTGCTTTCTCTTATTTATATACATACATAACTTTTATAAATAATAGGCAATACGGAAATAGGAAGCCTAAGAGCCCTGTATCTTCTATGCTAACGCCATTTCTATTTCCATAGCCATTTCCGACGGTTGCGCCATGATAAACCACATAAGAAATGGCCTTGTTTGGCATCTTACGAAACCACTTCTTCCGCTACCGCGTCCTCATCTCTTACATAAGCGATCTGTGAGCCATAGCTTTGGAATGATAATTTGCCGGACTTATTCCCATCGTAACGCTTCCAACCATCAATCTTTGCCATAATCGCATTAAGCTCATAGCTATCCTGCTTCTTAATGGATGCCGGATCCTTAGCGAAACACTCAGCCCAAATCTCCAAATTGCAGACCTTCTCACGAGATACAACACCTGGTTTACCCTGGCTGGTAAACTCGTCCCCTGACAAGTACATGCGGCGCTCGGACAGAGTCATCTTTGGCCAGTCCTCCGGAAGCAGTGTATTAAGGTATGCTCGCACCAGTCCTTCTCTATCATCATTTTCCAGAGCTTCCTGCTGCTGTTCATAAGCAGATACTGCGTCTGCTCCTTTTAAGATCAGCTCCTCACCGGCATTGTATAAAGAAAGTGCCTCCGCCCAAACCTGGTCCAAGGTAGCTTTATCCAAATCCCAAGGATGCTTCTCGCACTGGCCTGTTACCTGTACCGGCCAGAAACGACGGTTACCTGTCACATCACGAAGAAAGTGCTGACTATTGGAAGTTCCACAGATAATACACTGGCGAGGGTGGTTTTCAACCACAGTTCCATAAGCGACACGAAACTTATCATCCTGGCGAGATGCAAAGCTCTTGACGGTCTCCACTTCTACCTTCTTGATACCGTTCATCTCACCAATCTCCATAATCCAAAATCCCTGGAGCTTCTCTGCACCGGTCTTATCCCTCATATCCGAAATGGTAAGAGAATCGGAAAACCAGATGGAACCCAGCTTTGCAAAAATCATACT